GCATGGTTTTAATCACCTTGTCAGGTCCTACCTTAAGACAGGCGTTACTCTTAACAGGTATTGGCATAGTGCTACACTCGCTGATATCCCTAACACAAAAGGACCCAGAATGAACTCCATGATTGCCAAAACCCTTGACCTTACACAACGACTCGTATCGCTGTTCATCGCATCAGCCCTACCTATCATCACAGGTGGCGCAATCCTTGGTGTAGACGTAGTTAAATCTGCTGGTGTTGCTGGACTCACAGCCCTGTTCGGTGTTGTACAGAAACTTGCCGCCGCATCAGTTGATGGCGAACTTACGTCAGATGAAATCTCGGCAGCGTTCGGCACCAAAGCCAAAAAGAAATGAAAAAGAAACCAGTTTGGGAAACAAAAAACCCGAACAAAAAATCTAAGACTTTAAGTAGCAGTCAGAAGGCTTCAGCGAAAGCATCAGCGAAGAAGGCTGGTCGCCCATACCCGAACCTTATTGACAACATGAATGCGGCAAAGAAAAAGAAGTAAATGAAACTACCTGTCGTCGAGGTCAAACTCCCGAAAGATTTAAAGGGAACAAAAAACGGGCAGTTACCTGCCGACATTATGCGCCCTATCACCCCGTCAGGTAAGTTGCATCATCTCGCGGCACGTGCTTGGGAAGCGTTACATGACGCCGCTATGCAGGCTGAGGGAACTAAACCGTTCAAGCCGACATCGAGCGCAGATGCGTACCGTTCTTTTGAGCAGCAACTCGCAGGGTTCATGTCACGGTTCGTACAAAAAGACACAGGGACTGGCACCACTCGCACCTATCAGGGCAAGAAATGGTTCCTTAAAAAAGGTATGGCACCGATGGCATCGCCAGGAACTAGTAATCATGGGTGGGGTTTGGCTGTTGATGTTTGGTCTGCTAACGGTTTGCGTTTGGATTGGATGTTGCAGAACTGTGCAAAGTTTGGGTTCAGTTGGGAAGTTCAATCAGAGCCATGGCATATCCGCTATGTATGTGGGGAAGATATTCCGCAAGCAGTACTAGATTTCGAAGCGAAAGTTAAGCCTGCATAATGGATGGCGGGTGGGCTTTAATACTGTCGGCTGTTGTCACAGCGGTCGGTGGAATTATTGTTACTGTCATCGCATTGTTTCGTAAAGAGAATCAGGAAGACCATGCTGTTGTTGCTGGTATGTTGCAACACGTGTTCAGTAGCATGGGTAGGGTTGAGATTAAAGTTGATAAAGTTGCTGATGGTTTAGAAAGCCACATTAAAGAACACAAGAAGTAGTATGCCGACAGCGTTCTGCAACAAATGTAACACCCTTGTTACTTTTCAACCTAACAAAACTATTGGATGCCGTTGCGACCCAGACGCCCCGACATGGATTGCCTATAAACCTGACGGAAAACTAATGGCTTTCAGTCACGCAAATTATTTGGAAACAACCGACTAACAATTCGTTTACCTGCTATCTTGTCAAGTCCTATGACAAGAGAAACGCTATACAATATAAGGAAATTTTTGGTAAAAGCAAGGGTCGCCAGCCACTCCGAAGAACAAGAATTCTTCGAAGCACTCAACGCTTTAGACCACCTAATCAACGCAACTAAACCCTCACCCCGTTACACCCAACAGGTAAACTGATGCTATGACCGAAGGGTACAAACATACGATGGTGCTACTGGTATGGCATGACGCCCATTCGGTATCAACAGGGTGGATGCCGACATCAGATATCGAACCTGAACCCGCTGTCGTACACTCTGTAGGTTGGCTGTTACCTGACGCCAAACCGAACCACATTGTTATCGCCCAATCCTATATCGAAGATTCGTCAGACCACATTCTTGCTATCCCGTTAAAGATGGTTGAGCAAATAAAAATTCTGTCTTAGGGGTTGACAGCCACCCCAATCTGCTATACAGTATTACAAGTATCAACTACGAGAAGGGAAACACATGAACATCACGTTACAACGCATAACAAAACCCACACACGGGGAACAAGACTGGCTAGACCTGAGATTCTGGGATGACAAGAAACGTAAAAGGGTATCCGCATCAGCGGTCGCCGCAATCTACGGGCTACACCCATTCGTACCAGCAGACAAATATGCCGCAGAACTATTAGGTGACGTGCCACCATCACCGATACCACCGAACCCTGCAATGGAACGAGGGAACCGTCTAGAGCCGTTCGTGTTGCAATGGGCTTGCGACAAAACAGGTATCGCATATCTCACACCAGAAGAAATGTTTGTCGCAGAAACACCTGAAGGTTCACGGATGATAGCCACCCTCGACGGACTGTACGAGAACGGTGATGACCGCAAAGTGTTGGAAATCAAAACGATGAGCCGTGAATGGGGTGGCGAACTGCCAGACTATTGGCGCATCCAAGGCATCCAGCAAGCCATCTGCGCCGACGTAGACCTCATCACATGGGCTGTGTTCGACTCAACAATGGTTCTCTACATCCATGAACAGAAGATATCTGACGAAGAAAAGCAGGAGCATTGCGACGCTGTAGCAAAATGGCTTACATCCATAGACCTTGGCATCACCCCAGACGGTGTGCATTGGTCATATGAAACGATTAGCACCCGCTACCAGAAGCCGACAGGCACATCTGTAGAACTGCCACCAACAGCCGCCGAACTGGTAGAGCAACTGAAACACGTTAAGAAAGAATTGAAAGCGTACACAGAGATGGAAGACAGATTGAAAGCAGAACTGTGCGACATGATAGGTGCAAACGAATACGCCACCGTGAACGGCACAATCATCGCCACATGGAAAGGCAGAACATGGGCAAGCCTAGACATCAAAACGTTGAAAGCGTTAGAGCCAGCGATAGCAGAAAAATACAGTAAGAAAGTAACTAACAGAACACTTCTCTTGAAAGGGGAACGAGTATGAAACTAGAAGATATCCTCACCAAATATGCGGTACCAGACCCATCAATCGTAGGGAAACTACCGCGAGGTGGCATCCAACTTGACTTCGTAGGTCACGCAGAAATCAACCGCATCCTCATCGACATCGACCCGATGTGGTCATGGGAACCATGCGGGTGGGATAACGGCAGACCAGCCATCCACGAAGCAAACGGCATGGCAGTCATGTGGGGCAAACTCACAATCCTTGATAAAACAATGTTGGGTGTCGGCTCGGTACGTTCAGATAAACCTGACCTTGATAAAGAACTCATCGGCGATTTCCTACGCAACGCATCCATGCGCTTCGGTATCTGTTTGTCACTCTGGTCTAAATCAGAATGGGATGACAAGTCAGCAGTAGCGGGGAAGCCACACGCAGGCAAGGCTGTGGCTTCCACCGTGACTGACGACACGCAACCACTAACCAAAACACAAGTCAAACAGTTCGTTGATGCCTGCGAAAAAGCAGGGCTAACACCTAACGCAGTCGCACAAAAAGCGGGACTGGATTGGGCTGGACAAATCCTACAAAAAGACTTATCAACATTACGTACAGCGTTCACAGAAATGAAAGGCGTAACCAATGGCTAACTATCGGACAGTAGACCCGACAGGCAAAACCCGTTCAACAGCCATAGTTGCTTTGCGTTTAACAACAGACCAAATGGAAACAATCAAACAACTATGCAAGAAACGTGACGTCAGCAGAAGCCTTCTGTTCCGCCAACTATTAGCAGAGGAGTCGGCTCGTGTCAAAGGAACGCGCTAAAGGAACCAGTTTCGAAACGTTCATCGTGAACTATCTCATCCAGTTCTATCCTCATGTGGAACGGCGAACGTTACACGGAGTGAACGACAAAGGTGATATCGCTGGCACAGACCCGCGACTTGTTTGGGAATGCAAAAACCAAAAGGTTCTCAACTTCTCAACATGGTTACACGAAGCACAAGTTGAACGTGACAACGCTAACGCCGAACTAGGAATAGTTGTGGCTAAGCGTCGCAGTTACGGCAACCCAGCAGACCAGTATGCGGTCTTAAGACTTGAAGACTTGATGACCATTTTAAAGAAAGCAGGTTACTGATGGAAGACATAGCACGCGAACTGTACGAATGTTTAATGGAACGTATCTATGGTGCAGATGAATTTGTTCACAAACTTGGTGCGTCACCACGTGAACGTTCCGCATTGGATGGTTTCTTGAATCGTGGCTACGAGTCAGTCAAAACGAATGACTGATATCAAACGCACCGAAGGCTATGTCCCTTCGCATGACATCAACCCGCATGACTTCACAAAAGATTTAGCATTCGGTCATCAAGGCGAAGAAATAGTTAAACAGTTTCTCGCAGATTTAAGTCAAGGTTCATTCGAAGTTAAGTACGACAGGTTCCGCAACGGAAGAATCTTTGTAGAGTTCGAACAGAACCCACGAAACGCAGGCTGGAAGCCATCTGGTATAGCAGTAACGACAGCAAAATGGTGGGTATACATGTTTGCACCCAACGCTTTCTGTATAATAGAACTCGGCAGATTAAAAAGATATTTGAGAGCAAACAAAAATAAACTCCAAATCAAAATCGCCGCACCCAACTCCGACAATCCAGCGAAAGGATTTCTCATATACCCAACAGAGGTAAACGAGTTGATGACCACATCCACATACGATTAGAGGATTAATGTTTAAACATATACTTGCCACCATGACAGGGTTACTGTTAGTTGGAGGGACTGTCTCAACAGCGAAAGCCCCACCACCTCGACCGATACAAGCAATGCAAGCAGTCAGTTACCAAGCGAGGGAAACAATACCTGAACCACCGATACCAGCAGACGCCCGACATCCAGAATGGTGGGCTTTGGCACGAGAAATCGGATGGGCGGAAGACCAGATGATGACCCTCGACTATGTGATACATCGTGAGTCACGAGGACAAACCAAAGCGTTCAACCCGTCTGACCCTAACGGTGGTAGCCGTTGCCTAATCCAAATCAACGGGTCATGGACACGATGGCTACGCGACCAAGGTGTCCTAACCAAAGCAGATGACCTGTACAACCCTCGTACGTGTCTTACGGCAGGGCTAACCATCTACCAGTACGGTGTAGACCGTTACGGTTTTGGCTGGTCACCGTGGGCTATCAAACGCCCCTGATATAGTGACTGTATGAAGGGAAGTAAACAAACACGATGGTTCTGTGACCGTTGCGATATGACCTTAACCACGTATGTACGCCTGTCCGAACCGCCGTTGCATCTGTGCGACAACAAAGTCTCTAACTCT